GAAAGTTGTGAGGCCAAGCTAAAGGCTTACCAAGAGTTATTCGATGTATCTGACTTTGCGGACAAAATTAAAGGTGAGAGATGAAAATGATGCGATTAGGCTTATTGTCATTAGGCGTGCTTCTTTGTGGCTGTGCTTTTAAAGAGCCAACCATCGTCTACAAAGAAAAACTAACACCAGTGCGCTGCAACGCTGTAATGCCAGATAAGCCAAATAATGATGGTAGCTTTGAAGCACACAAAGCAAAGATGATTTATCTTTTAAAGTGCGAGGATCTATTAAAACAATGCATAGGGATAGCGGATGGAAAATAGCGGCTTAAATTTTAGTGACGAGATAAGAGAGACAGCTGGATTAATAAATTTAGCTGGATCATGGGGGCTAAATGAATTTATCGTCTTTATGACGATTTTTGGCTTTATCGGTTTTGTGGTGGTCTTTTTGCTGCTTAGTAGATATGCGAGCAAAAACACTGATTTGATGATCGATGTGGTGAATAAAAATAGTGAAGCTATAAATAAACAAAGTAGTGCCACTGAAAAGCTAAGCGATATTTTAGCAGCAAATTTCGCAACAAATAAAGAGAAGCTTAATGAAATACATGAAGATGTAAAAGAGATCAAGCATAGCGTAAAGTACACAAGAACGCCAAGAAATAAAAAATTTAGCGAGCATATAACGAAAGGAGATATGGAATAAGGCTATAAAAATGCGAAGTATCACACAGCTAGACGAGGCGAGTTTAAATTTTTAAACGCAGCGTATGTTTTATACGTGAGTATTAAAAATTTGAAATCAACGAAGTATAGCAAAGTGAGACAAGCAAGCTTTATTTTGTAATAGAAAATGATAGAGGTTGGAATTATAAGTGAAGTAAGAGATGACCGTGCAAAAGTTGCCATTGGTTCGATGGTGACTGATTTTTTGCCAGTATTTCAAGCACATGCCAACTCTTATGCAGTGAGCTTTTCACCAATACGTGTAGGAGAGCAAGTGCTAGTGTTACCTGTGCATGATGAGTTAAACTCAGGCGTGGTGCTTCGTGGGCTTTATCAAAGTTCACATAAAACTGATGCAACTGATAAAAAAATACATATAAGTTTTGAAGATGGCATAAAGATGAGCTATGACAGCTCTAGCTCTTGCCTTGAAATTTCATCTCCAAAGCTTATAAACATAACTTGCGATAACGCAAATGTAAAGGCTAAGAATGTGATGGTGGAGGCCAGCGACACAACTATAAAAAGCGGGGATATCAAGCTGCTCGGCAATACACTCATTGAAGGGGCAATAAATACAGCTGGAGTGGGTGGTGGTAGTGGTAGCTTTGAGATAAATGGAGATGTAAGGATCACTGGCTCAATCACAGCAGGCGGTAATGCAAACTTTGGTGGCAGTGTAAGTGATGGGCGTGGCAACCTAAGCAATCATACAAATAACGGACTTGCGAGGGATTAATGATGAAATATCTCATTGATATAGAAAACTCTATCAAAGACATACTCCTAACTCCGCTTGGCTCAAGGGTGATGCTGCCTGAGTATGGCAGCAGAATTTATGAGCTAATAGATCGCAAGGTGGATGATGAATTTCGTGCTGATCTGGCGTGCTTTGTGATAGAAGCAGTTGAGAAATGGGAAAAGAGAGTAAAGATTGATGAAGTTCGTCTTATAGGTCTAAAAGATCATAAGCTTAGCTTTAAAGTAGTGCTTATGAGCGGCGATGAGATAGAGGTAAGGATATGAGTTTTATCTATAAACCGGTGTTGGAGAGTAGAAAAAATATCTTGGGGGGGGTGAGGGGGGTTTTAGCTCCCTGCCGGAACATGGGCTATGCTCATGTGAGGAGTAAAAAATGAATTTAAAACAACTTCCATACCCAAACGTTATTGAGGCGCTTAAATATGATGAAATTTTAAATAATGTTAAAAACCTTTTTAAAGAACATTTAACTGATGATGAAATTTCACTACTTGAAAGCGACAACTACTCGGCCTTACTTGAAACACTAGCGTATAGAGAGTTGCTCTTGCGAGCTAGGATAAATGATAGCGTTAAGGCTATGTTGCTGCCATTTTCTACTGGAAACGATCTTGATAACATAGTAGCGATTTATGGCATAGAGAGACTAAAAGGAGAGAGACCAACCGCGCAGTGTGAGTTTAGTCTTTCAATGCCAAGAAGCAGCGATACATATTTGCCAAAAGGGCTAATTTTACGCAGCGAAAATGGTGAAATAGCTAGTTTAAAAAGTGAAGTTGTAATAAGAGCAAACGAGCTAAAAGCTGTTGGAGTGATCATCTTGGATGAGTTTACAAAAACCAGCAAAGCAAAGTGCGAATATATCCAAACACCGCTTCCTTTTGTCCTAAAAGCAAAGCAGCTCAGTGAGTTTGAAGGCGGAGCCGAGCGTGAAAGCGATGATAGGCTAAGAGAGCGTGCAGTTTTAAGCCTAGAGCGTTTCTCAACTGCAGGCAGTGCTAAAGCATATACTTATCAAACACTTAGCGCAAATGCAAAGGTGCTGGAGTGCAGTGTGCTAAATGGCGGTGCTGGAGTGGTGCAAATTTATCTAAAAACTACTGACATGAGCGAAGAGACTAGAGCTGATGTGGAGAGCTTTTTAAGTGCCGAAAAGGTCAGGCCACTAACTGATAATCTAAGCGTGTTAAATGCTACAAAGATAGACATAAAGGTAGTAGCCACTCTTGAGCTAACAGACATGCTCTTTCAAGATGAAATTGCTAAGAGTATCTCAGCTCTGCCAACTAGCCTTAGCCTTGGAGAGGATCTAAATTTAAGCTACATCTATAAAAATCTACATCAAAACGGCGTTTATAGAGTAAGTCTTAAAGAACCGCTTAATGATAAAAAGATAAGCGTAAAAGAATTTGTAAATTTAAGCTATGAGATAAGCTACAAAAAGGCTGAATTATGAAATTTGATTTATTTTTTCTTAGCTTTTTATATAAGGGGACAAGTGGGGCTACTTACGAAGCGACCCCCTTATCCCCCTATAACCCCCAAACCCCTTGCACGTTAGCGGTGGCACTTCGTGCGATCTTTGTTCTTTTTTGGAGGATCAAATGAGCCTATTACCTAATCACAAAAGTAAATTTGATAAGAAATTTGACTTGCTTTTTGGCGTAAGGTTTGAGGATCTAGACATTGGCGTCATAAATACTCTTGCAAACAAAGCTCCAAAAAATTTACTGCCAGTGCTCTCAGCTAGCTTTGATGTAGATATTGATGGATTAAGCGAAAATGAAGCTAGAGAGCTCATAAAAAACGCTTTTGAGATACATTACTACTCAGGCACTTTTTATAGTCTAAATAAAGCATTAAGCGCACTTTATGCAGATGCCAAAGTTAAAGAGTGGTTTGATTATGCTGGACTACCTTATCACTTTAAACTAGAGCTTGATGCAAGCAAAAATGGAGTAAGCCCACAAACACTAAAGAGGTCTGATGAGATCATAAACACCTACAAAAACGTGCGTAGCGTATATGATGGAGCAAGCATAAAAGCGACTGCTAGCATAAATTTAAAAGCCTACTCTTACACATTTAGCGGTGAAAACATAAGCGTAGATCCTTATGTAGTCTCAAATATAAGCCAAAGAGCAAGCTTTAAATTAGGAGCTACTACGCAGATAAACGAGATCATAAGCATACCAATCAATTTAAATGCTCAATTTTTTAGGTAATAAAATTTAAAAGGAAAGCAATGAAACAATATACACTTCTAGCTGCAAACGGCATCAATAAGCTTTTAAAAACAGCTAGCAATGGAAGCAAGATCATACTAAAAGAGGTGGTTGTCAGCGATTTTGATGGCGAGCTAAGTGAAAGCATAACAACTATACCAAATGAGAAGTATAGAGGTGCAATAAATGCAATAACAATAAACGAGAGTGACAGCAACATTCTTGATGTTGATGCGATAATACCACCTGAAGTTGGCGGATTTTACATAAAAACTGCTGGTATTTTTTGTGATGATGGCTCACTCTTTGCAGTAGCGCGTCTGGCCGACACATACAAGCCGCTTTTAAAAGAGGGGTCAAGCAAAGATATAACGCTAAATTTTAAACTTCAAATTGCAAATGCAAATGAGAGCATCATTTTAAAAGTTGATAATAACGTAGTGCTTGCCACAAGAAAGTGGAGCGAAAATCAATTTTTAAAAAAGACAGACAAGATCGACGCATACACCAAGCAAGAAAGCGACAATAAATTTGCGCTAAAAACCGAGCTAACGGATGGCTTGCCAATAGGTGCATATCTGAGCTATCCAAGCCAAAAAACTATCCCTGCTGGCTTTATGATAGCAGATGGTAGAAGTCTCAAAAAAGCAGAATACACTGAGTTATTTGATGTGATAGGCTACACATACGGCGGTAGTGGGCAGAATTTTAACTTACCGAATTTTGCCGATGGCAAGTTTATGAGGTCAATAGGCGGCAATGCGGCAGCTCTTGGCACAGATAAAGGGGATGCTATTAGAAACATTACTGGAGCTATATCAGCATATGACGGTGGCGCATTGCCTGCAGGAGTAGATAGAGGAGCTTTTACACCAGTTGCAGGTGGTGGGTTAATCCCTATTGGCTCTAGTGGAGTTCGTGCTTATCAAACTTTTGACGCTAGCCGAGTAGTACCGACCGCAAACGAGAATAGACCGCTCAATATGGCAGTAGTGGTTATCATAAAAGCCAAAAATGTAAATACTCCAACAGCCAGTCAAATAGATAAAACTATACTTGCCACCGAAACGAAAGTGGGCGTAGTAAAACTCAAAAACGCTATAACTGCCAAACAAGAGGACGCGGCAGTAACTGAGAAAGCAGTTGCTGAAGCAATAGAGGCAAATAAAGGGCTAGGCATAGAGCAAGAATATAAAGACGCTACAACACAAAGAAGAATGAACGAAAGCTATGAAAACACTACAAATAAGCCAATATATCTTTATTTAGTGATAAACAATGCATATAATGTGAATTTTGATGTGCTCATAAACAATAAAAAGATACTAACTCACGATGAGCCAGGTAGGTGTATTATAAATTTCATAGTTCCACCTAAAGCAACATATAAAATCATTCCAAACTCAACTCAATACGTAATCATACACTGGGCTGAACTAAGATAAGGAGCAAATATGAAACGATATAAAAATGCGAATAATGAAATTTATGCTTATGAAGATGACATAAGCGAAGAGCTACTAAATCAAAGAATAAAAGAGCTAGGGCTAACGCCGATAAGCGACGAAGAAGCAAGCAAACTTCTTGTGCCAAAGATAGATGAGAGAGAAAAACGACTAGCAGAGGTTGAAACCGAGATCGCCGAGTGCGAAAACTATATACGCCACGCCTTAATCATCGGCAATAACGCAGTACTTGAAAATCTAAGAGCGGAGTATAAGGAACTAATCGCAGAGCGCGAA